GTAACTTGCATTTAAAAACTCACTGTAACTTTGTGCCTGTTCACTTAGGCGAGTCAATTCATACTTGCCACAAAACTTTAAAAACTTTGCACCAACCATTGCGGTCTGTTTAGGTTTGGCGTTTTCTTTGATTGTAGAAACAATCTCTTGTTTAACATCTGTAGGTTGTGCAGTTAAATCAACTAAGATACGATTACGCTCGTAATCATCTAACACACGATGTTCTTCGCCATTATGATCTACCCAACGTTGAAGCATTAAGTTGTTCCAGTTAAAGCCTTTGGTCATACGATCTTCGTATGCTTCTTGTAATCCAACTTTATTTTTGCTACCTTTTGTACGTACACCCGGATAAGCACTGAACACATTGTCAGTAGGGTCTCCACGCATACATTTTTCAAACAAAATCCATTTAGGATCTGGAATAGTTTTAGGCTCTTTAGTTTTCTTATCAATGACTAACTTACCTTTTTTGTCAAAGATACCTTCCAGTGTATGCAACTCATCGCTGATGCCATTATATTGTTTTACATTTTCGGAAAGTAATTGATAAAAATCTGTATCGCTAGATACGATAACGTGTTCATCGTCAGGATGATTTTGAATCCAACCGGCAATTAAATCATCTGCTTCGAGACGGGAATGTTGCAATACTGTACAATTAGTCTGTTCGTAAAGATATGTTTTGAGGTTATCAAATGTCTCCCAGAATAGACGATCCTCTTCTTGTTCGGTTTCAGTTAGTGCGGCACGAGCAACTGCACGATTCTTCTTATAAGGTTCGTAAAAGTCTTTTCGCCAACTACGACCTTCTAAACAAAACACTACATGATCTGCTTTTTGATCACGCCATGCTTTGTTTACGCTACCAAGGGTAACATGCATGGCAAATCCTAGTCGGTCCCATGTGTCGCTTTGACGATGTGCCGCATGACGGGCACGGAAGAATGTATTTGAGGTATCAACAATTAAGTATCGCATAGTATAATAATAGCAGTTTATTCAATTGCTGTCAATGATTAATTTGATTTTTGGTAATAAAAAATCAGCCCATGCTCGGTGAGCATCTGCACCGTAATGATAGACCTCTGGATTTACTGGTTTGAATCCTTGATTTTTTAACCATTCATAATAAGTCATTTTAAGATCGTATGGATGAACATAATTAATATTATTGTCTCCCCAATAGTACTTTGGATCGTTATACTGTAAATTATAAAAGAAAAAACTATAAGAATTAAAAAATAAGTGATTTATATTTTTAGATTGTAACAACTTATGAAATAGATAAATTTTGGTATGGGCATCACGCTCGCGCTGTCGTTGCACATATGGTTTCACACTGTCTATAACCCATTCTTTGTAGAATTCCTGTAGCATTGGATGCACACTATCGGTGCCGCTTGATGTAAAATTATAAGGTTGCCCATTCCAAAACCAGGCTTCTCTTTCCCAGGTGCTCCAACCAATAACAATCAAATCTGGCGTATTCGATTCTAAATATTTTAATGTACGATCAATGATCGAATCGTTGCCACATCCAGCAACTGCATCACATACATATTCGGCATTTAGTGCGTCTGCAACATAACGTCCGTAAGCAAAATCGGGGCCGCCTGCATCGTGCCCTTCACTATGACTATCACCATTAACGTAAAGAATCATAAATTTAAATGTACTCCAACATTTTTAGTTTATTAAAACAAAATTCTGCATACCATTGATGTTGCTTTGGGCCAGGAAAGAGATAGATCCGAATCTGACCCGACAAAGATAATAAGTTTCCGCATATCACGATACTTCAGTACGGCCACCGCCAATATCTTTTTTCTGAATAGGACTTTGCGGTCTTGGATTATTTGCATCATACTGCTCGTATGTTTCTAATACAACGTGTCTACAAACATCTTGGAACCATTGGTCCACAATCTGTTCGTCATCTTTGCCTTTGTAACCTGAACGCACAAGTTTTGCAACAAAGTATTCATTCCAGTCGATTTCAAATGCACCTTGACCGATATTTTCAGGATCGAGTTCTACACTGACAATATCAACGTATGGTTCTTTATTTTCAGTAGCAATTTCTTTTGCTGTTTTCTTTTTTGCCTTAGGCTCTGCTCGTGGAGCAGGCTCTGGCTTCTTTTTAAATCTATCAAATAATCCCATTGCTATCATCCTCTATAACTTCTTCCCACGTGTTGTCACCTAGCCATTTAACTTTGGCAACGTATTCATAGTTTGCTGGAGCACCCGAAGACCAATCGTTGGGCCCCATGTGCGATAAAATTGTTTTTTGTTTAATATTATCAAACGCTAGCCAATATGATTGGCCCACTGACAGTATAAACTGATATTCTGCCGCATGTACAGTATCTGTTATGTCTAATCGCCTTTTAATTGCCTGTGCTTGTTTTTCCAATACTGCAACTAACTCCATAATTCTATTATATTCCTGTTGAGCAAAATGTCTGGCATTGTTCAACATAATGTCTTTATGTTGCTTAACAGGAACAAGATCAAATTTTGGACCACTTGATTCAGTGGCATATTCAGATACGTTTCGATTAAAGAATGGAATCATTTCACCACCTAT